CACCTTCTTCTTGAGGCTGGCGCTATAGAAGCCGACATCTGCCTCTGGATAGAGCGCCACCAACTCGCTGGCGTTCTGCTCCAGCAACTCCTTGACATGCGTCAAGATCAGAACGCGCGTGCCGGGATAACTCATCGCATCCTTGATCAGATGCGCGATGATCAGGCTCTTGCCCGAGCCAGTCGGAGCGACAATGATAGGGTTGTCGCCCTTCTTGTCGGCCCAATAATTGTATAGGCCATCAATGGCCGCGCGTTGATAGGGGCGGAGTTCTAGCATGTGCTGAACTCCCTGCCCTTGTTCCGCACGATCTCACCGTCTTCATTGATGTAGTCGATCCAGTCTTCGCCGCTGTCATGCACCGGCAGCTTCACTAGTGCCGGATTGTAGATGTGATCACCGCAGCCGCTGCGCTGGTCGATTTCATCGAGTGCTTTCTTGTGCCTCGCGCATGACCAGCCTTCATCCTCTGCCGTCGAGAAGGCGCATGTGCGACAGTTTAGTTCCGCTGCGCTATCGCCGTGGCAGATCGAATGATATGGACAGAACTTGCACTCGAACCATGCCGGATCATTGCTGATTCCAAGCGGTGGCCGTTCGGTCGATATGATCGTTCTGGCCTTCTCGATAAGCGACTCTGCAAAGGCATGATCAACCTTCAGCCGTTCTGCGTAAATCTCATCGGTGTTCTTGTTGACCGAAATGAACAGGCAGCGATCTAGCCCGCTCAAGCGCATTCCGATCTGGCACTGTGCATAATAGACCGGCTTGGCCTTCTCGACTCCGAGGTTGCACAGCACCTTGAAATACTTCTCGCTCATGGTCTTCACTTCGAGCGTGTGGACCTTGGAACTTTCCGGCAAGCCTTCAACAACTCCGTCCAGGCTCAACGCGAAATGCCCGCCAACTGCCGTATATCGGAACTGCTGGCCTGTTGCCGGATCGCGATCCCAGACCGTGCAACCGGCGGCGCGCAGGTTCTGGATCACCCGCCCTTCCTCGCGTTCTCCAGTCTCGAAGAGACGCAAGATGCGGCCTTCGTGCTTCTCGGTATGAGTCCACCGGAATTGATACCAAAGCGCGCGAGCACAAGTGTTGCCGATCTGCGACCCGCCAAGATGCGGCCTGTGTGCGTTGCGGCGGTTCTCTTCGTAACGCTGGTAGATCGCCTTTACGATTGGCGATGTCATGTCGAGTTTCATTCCTATTCTCTCCCTGTCACGCTCTCAACCAACCTTCGCTCGTAGCCCATCAACAGGCAAATGGTTTTTACTGGTGTGGCTTGATCATGCAGCCACTTAACGATCTTCATTCGCCTGATCGTGACTTCCTTGGTCATATTCGCATCTTGCTGGGCAATGACGCGCTTGTAATAATCGCTCGTGGCCGTGTCGCTTGCTCCAAAGTTCCTGGCAATGTCCTTCCATGATCTGCCTTTGATCCGCAGCTTCTCGATCCGCCGGAAGTCATCCATCGACCAATCGCGGCGAATTATTTGCGTCTTGGGCCGATCTTCTTCACTATCGGTCCATGTGTAGCGTTTGAACTGCGGGATGAAGTCGACAGCAACATCGTTACAGACGATCCGGCCTTCGACATCGAAGCTCCAGAAGTTGCCATCTAGCTGCTGCTTCATCAGGCGTTCGATTGCATAGGTGTCTGTTGTCATATTTTAACTCCTGTGACCGCCTTGCCACTCCGCGCCAGGCCTTACCGTGTCATGACCGCCTCTCCTCGCCGTGCCGTGCCGTGCCCGGCCTCGACCGACTCGACATGCCAAGCCACACCATACCGGACCACGCCCGGCCTCGACCGACTCGACATGCCAAGCCACACCGTTCCTCGCCTATCCTTGACCGCCACACCACACCTGACCCGACCATGCTATGCCACGACCGCCTAGCCAGGCCCCGCCCTGCCACGCCATGCCTTGACCGCCTCGCCATGCCGCGCCGCGCCAGGCCTCGCCCCGCCCAGCCAGACCGTGCCAGACCACGACCGCCCCGCCTCGCCCCACCTGACCCGACCACGCTATGCCACGACCGCCTTGACCAATTCGAGGAGCGGCATCGCCGCCCCCCCGCTCTTGTTAACTTACGCCGCGTCCTTCTCCGCCATGTCAGCTGCAATCCGAAGGCTTGACACCAATTCCGGCAATTGATCACACGTCAGTTTAGCCAATCCGCAGACGCCTTCATATCGCTTGATCCACCGTTCCAGATCAGCCGCAGCCTGACGATACACCTCGCCAGATCTGTGACCATCCGACCAGTCAACCGTGACATAACCGCCGCCCGCCTTGCGCTCACTGATCGGGCTGATGAAGGCCGGAACCTTCACCACCTCCGTCTCGCTCACCGCAATCGTAATCCGCAATCCAGCCACAAAGTTCCGAGCCAAGTGCAGCCGATACTGCCACGCTGCTTCCTCATCGTCTTTTCCAAAGAACACCGAATAAACGCGATGATCCGTCTGCGGCTTGAGCCACTCGAGGAAGGCTGCGGGGACAAAACTGTTCGCCCCGGTGTCATTCATGTACTCGTCAACAATCTGCTGACGATACGTCCTGTTGAATGCAGCCATTATGCAGCCCTCCGGATGCGTTCCTGCCGCAGGATCGCCCAGAGTTCGCGCGTGTCGTCATCGCAGGTTTCCGGCTTCTCCATCGCCGATTCCTGGCAATCGCGCGCCTCGGTCGAGGTCAGCTCTTTCCAGAGTGCAACGTGCTGTTCGTCAGTTTCGTTGTAGAGTGCGAACGTGCCGTAAGACCCCTTGCCCTTCTCTTGCCGGAAGTCGCCTAGCCCGCAGACAATCCCGGCATTGCTCAGAAGGTGAGCCACCGCATGAATGCTCAAGGTCGGCGTCACGAAGGCAATGTCAACCTCCGCAGCCCAGCGCGGGAGGAAAGCCCGCGTCCGAACGTCCGGCGTCTTGTTCATGTCGGCGCTTCTGACAACATCCATCTTGAGGAACGGCTTGCCCCAGATGCTTACCTTTTCCTGAGGCAGGAAGATGAGCCGCTGCACGTCTGTTTTCTTGACGCCATCCGTCACCAGAGCCGCCGTCGCCATCGCGTTCTTGATGCCGGGAGCCGGGAAACAGAGCAGCGTCTGGCCGATCTGCGTGCGATAGGTGCTATCGCGGAACTCCTGCTCCGGATCGTGCTTGATCTCCTTCTTTTCGGATGCCGTCTTTTTGCCCCCGCCCAGCAGCAGCGTGCGCTTGGCCTTGTTGCTCATCGCATTGAAATACATCGGTGTCTGGCCGATGATCCGCAGCGTAATGCGCCCTTGCTTCAGCGGCTCAATCATGAGGCTGCTGCTGGTGTCGTTCTTGCTCGCCATTGGTTTTCTCCTTTGATGGCTGTTTGATTGTAAGCACTGCACTTCAAAAATAAACTGCCGGACCGGACCCAGCCGCAACGCAACTAACCTTGGCCGACCTCACCGAGACACGACCGCCTCGCCCTGCCTTGCCAGTCCAAGCCCCGACCGCCAATCCCCGCCTCGCCACGCCGCGCCTCGACCGCCATACCTTGACCATTGATCTTACTTCTTCTTCCAGGGTGGCGTTGCAGCAGCCGCAGGGGCCGATGCCTTCGCGCCACCTTCGCACTGCTCGTATCCGGCGATCTCGTTCGATGCCTGATAATTGCCTTCTGCGGGCTTGACCTTGACCGTAATCATCATCGGCTTGTCGTGCAGGTCAGAACTTTCGTTCGGCATCATGACGCCAACCGAGCGGCAGATGGCCGAGAGCGTGCGCTGGGCAATCTCTTCCGCCGTCTTGTTCGGGTTGTTGAGGTTAAGCCGGTCCATCAAGCTCACGCCTTGGTGCGGCCCTTCGATGATCTGGCAGGTGAGTACCAGCATCGAGCCGGTCTGTGCCTTGGTGGGGCGCTCTTCGCTCTTGGTGATCACGGCCTTGTACTTGCCAGCCGGGATCGTTTCGCGTGGCGCGCTCGGCTCCACGACATTCGCATCGAATCCATTCAGTCTCATTCTCTTCTCCTACTTTGCTACAAAGGCTTCAAAAGGGTTGCCGCTCTCGAATGTGAACGGCAGTGGCTGGGTAATGTTGAAACGGTTCTTGGTCACGCTCGAAGCTTGCGGGAAACAAATGATCTCCCGGTCGCCTGTGCTGATCGCCCGCTTCTTGTCACCATCACCTCGGACGTAGGTCTTGAGGCGGATCAGGCCCACGAGGTCCACGTTGTCGGTGTAATGCGGCAATGACTTCTTGTGCATCCGCACCGTGTATCTGGCGAATGGATCAAAGTCTGGCAGATCGAGTGTCTCAGTGTCAGCATGGCCGATAAAGACCACGTTCATTCCGCGTTCGTAGGCCAATGCGCCAGCCCATTCCCGCACCTGCCGGTGCTTCTCAGCAGCGGTGTTGTAGCCGGCTCCGTAGCCGCCACCGGCTTGGTTAATGCTCTTGGCCTTGGGATCGGCGGCCACAATCTCATGCTCGATCATGGTCGCAAGCTGCGTGATGCTATCAATCACGACGGTCTTGAAGTCATGCTCTTGCGTTGCCAGTGCCTCAATCTGGTCAAGCACTTCCTGGCTTGAGGAGACCAGCGGGAAAAGCATCACCTCGTCATTGCCGGCAAGCGATGCAGTCCCGTCCTCCGTCCTGATAAAAACGGGCTTCGGGAACATCGCAGCCAGCGTGCTCTTGCCCATGCCGCCTTCACCGAAAACCGTTGCGATAATGGGGCGTTGCCCTTTCGGGCGCTCTAGTTTCTTTAGATCAATTGCCATCGTTCTCGGCCTCCTTAACTCCGAGTATCCTCATAGCCTCGCGCAGGTTCTCAATAGCGCACCGCACATGATGGTCGCGATTAACCTTGTCCGTCTTCGCAATGACCAAGTGGTCGCGGGCATATTGCAAAGCGTCTGATGCTCCGTAGATGTCCTTACTCATCGGCCACCACCTTGACGCCGATCTTTCCCGGCGTTGCAGTGATGGCCTTGGCAGCAATGGACCAGAGATCGGGCCGCTCTTTTGCCAGCCACTTGCATCCGGCATCGTCCACCTCGATCTTGACCTTGATCGGCCAAGCCTCGGCGGGCATGTCGTGCTTGACGGTCTCCCAGATTGCCAAATCGATCTTGCGATAAATTGGCTGCGTCAAGGTCACCTTATACGGCTCGACGCGGTGCGTGACCGCGCCTTCCGTCTTGGTATCCAGTGCCTGGGAGATTTCTTGCTCAATTTTGCGACGCGCCTCAATGGCTTCGTCTTCGCGGCGTTTGGCTTCAAGCCAGGCCCCGCACAGCCCTGTAATATTGCTGCTCATGGCAACTCCCTTCCTCTCAACGGGAGGGCTTATTGCATATTTTTGCAGGACGTGCAATAGAAAAAATTGCAATCACCAAACAGGATCCAAGACCATGTTATCCATTGAAGACATTCGTGCCCGACTTGCCGGGGCTGATATTCCCGAGATCGTCAAGGCCACCGGCCTTTCCTACAACACCGTGAAAGCGATTCGTGACGGCGCTCCCGGCGCTCGATACGAGACGATTAAGCTGCTGACCGAGTTTTTTGAAGGCCATGCAGCGTGACCGCCTACTATAACGAATATGAGCCTTATGCAGTCGAATGGCTGCGAAACCTCATCAAGCAAGGATTGATTGCAGATGGAGAAGTTGACGGACGTTCAATTGTTGATGTTCGAGCCGACGATCTTGGCAAATTCACGCAGTGCCACTTCTTCGCCGGAATCGGCGTCTGGTCCTACGCCCTCCGTCTCGCAGGATGGCCCGACGACCGGCCCGTCTGGACTGGCTCGTGCCCTTGTCAGCCCTTCAGCGCCGCCGGAAAAGGAGCCGGATTTGCCGATGAGCGCCACCTCTGGCCCGAGTTCCACCGGCTCATCAGCGAGTGCCGTCCTCCAGTCGTCTTTGGAGAGCAGGTTGCGAGCAAGGACGGCCTCGCTTGGCTCGACACTGTACAGTCTGACATGGAAGCATCGGGCTACGCCCTCGGGGCGGCTGATCTGTGCGCTGCGGGCGTCGGCGCACCGCACATTCGCCAGCGCCTCTGGTTTGTCGGAAAAAGGTTGGCTGACGCCAACGACGAGCGACATGAACGGAGTCAGGAAACTGGATGGGACGCGCAGCGGAGGGCTGAACACCGAAGCGGCATTGACCGGCTGGGTCACCACCACCACCAGGGACTGGAAGGACAGCGGCGCGGACATCAAGCCGAGGGAGGACGGCTCGGAGCGGTTCGACCAACTGCCGCGGCAGGCGAACTTGGCGGGGTGGGGAACTCCGACAGTGCAGGCAGCACGGCATGGTTCGGTAAGCCCGGCGGAAGAGGTGCGAGATCCAAACAATCTCTGGATACAAGCGCACGCGGCGGGATGGCCGACGCCGACCACAACGGACGCAGCGCGCGGCAACGGAACAATCAGGCCACACGATACGGGCATTCCACTGCCGCAACGGGTAACGATGATCGACAGGGATCGCCCAGCCCGACTAACGGCCACTGGCGAGCTGCTGACTGGCTCCACTGCCGGGATGGAAAGTGGCGGCCAGTTGAATCCGGCACATTCCCGCTGGCTCATGGGGCTTCCGCCCGCGTGGGACGCCTGCGCGCCTACGGCAACGCGATTGTCCCGCAAGTCGCGGCAGAAATAATTCAATCCTTCATGGAGTGCCGTCCTTAACATGACCATCACCGCGAGCATCAAGCAATACACCGAACTCGGCTGGTATCTCGTCCCGATCCCGGCAGGGCAGAAGGGGCCGATCAGCTACGGCTGGAACCAGAAGGACAAGGCACTCACCGGCCAGGGTGCCATCGACTTCTACTTTAAGAATCCGACTTGGAATGTCGGCCTGATCCATCAATGGACCGGCACATGCGCCATTGACATCGACCACATGGAATGGACGCGGATCATCTTCGAGGGTCTGGGTCTCGATCTAGACGCCTTGATGGCATCGACCGCTAGAATCCGGGGCCGGGAGGGGCGAGGCAAGCTGATCTTCCGCGCCCATCGGGATGACCTCTCTCGCCATTCAATCGCATGGCCGAACAAGGATGGCAGGGGCAACACGACTGTCTTCGAGTTGCGCGGTGGTGCCGTGCAAGATGTGCTGCCGCCGTCAATCCATCCAGACACGATGCAGCCCTATGTGTGGGAAGGCTTGCCGTTCGATCAGATTCCGGTCTTGCCGCGTCAACTTCAGATCATGTGGGACGAATGGGACAAGTTCCGCCCGCAAATGATGGACCTATGCCCGTGGAAGATCAGGCCCGAGTATCAGGCCCCGGTTCGGGTTCGCGCGCCCAATCCCGGCACATCCGTGATCGACGCCTATAACGCGGCGCACAATATCGGAGAGTTGCTGGTCAAATATGGCTACAAGCGCACCGCACCGAATCGGTATCTCAGTCCGAACAGCGGCACCAAGCTGGCCGGTTGCAACGTCTTCGATAACAACACGGCGTTCAGCCATCACGGTTCCGATCCGTTCGGCAACGAACACGCCTTCGACTGCTTCGAACTTTACCTCCAGTTTGAGCACGCCGGAAATATGCGTGAGGCCATCAAGGCGGCTGCGGATTATCTCAACATCAGCAACAATCCTGTCTATAAATACGGACCGGATGACGATGAATACATCTCGCACGGCGGTGATGTAGCGAACAACATCAGCAAGATCCGCCGTGCTGCGCCACCTAACGATCCTTTGTCTGTTATCCCCCCGCATCTACTTACGGTTCCTGGCATCCTTCACGATGTCGTGACCTATTACAACGCAACAGCTGCTCGCGCTCAACCACAGTTTGCCGTGCAAGCGGCTCTTGCTTTCGGCAGCGTTGTAATGGGGCGTCGATGGATGACGGACCAGCGCAACTATTCGAGCCTGTACTTTCTGAACGTGGCCGTTTCATCCGCAGGGAAGGAACACGCCAAGACCGTCATTGAGAAGCTGCTCGAAGCGGCAGGGCTTGAACGCCTGATCGGACCTGCCGGTTATTCGTCTGCCTCAGGTGTCATTTCATCTCTGATCGATCAGCCCTGCCACATTGCCGTCATCGACGAACTGGGCCGCGTTCTTCAATCGACCAAGGCGCAAGGGAACCATCACAAGGCAGATGCACAGACTACCATCATGGAGGCGTTCGGGCGGCAAGATAGCATCTTGCGAGGCCACGGAATGAGCAAGTTCGGATTGCGAAAACAGGATGCCAAAGAGTTAGACCGCTTCGTCCGCAACCCGTCACTGACGCTTTTGACCATGACCACGCCTTCAACCCTCTTTGATGGTATCTCCTCGCAATCGGTCCTCGACGGGTTCCTAGGCCGCTTCCTCATCGTGGAAAGCCCAATAGGGCGGCAGGTCTCGCAAATGCGGCGGATGATCCAGCCAGCCGAACGGCTCATTGAATGGGCCAAGGGATGCGCCAGTGCCAAGTCTGGGAATGTTGATGCCGACAGCCACGAGACGCCGCCGTCACCGATCCTGATGAACTTTGCGCCCGAATGCGCAGAGATGATCGTCAATTTCGACGCCGAGATGATTGAGGCCATGAACACGCACGACCGATTCGGGTTGGATGCCATGTTTGGCCGCACAAAAGAGATTGCCATGCGGCTTGCCCTCATTGTGGCGGTGAGTTGCAATGAGCGAGATGTGAGCCGGGAAAGCATGAAGTGGGCAATCGATTATGCCAGGTTCTATGCGTACCGCGCCGTTGACGGTTTGAAGCGGAAGATGGCAGATGGTGCATTTGAGAAAACTTGCAAGCAAGTCTATGAAAAGATACAAGGATCAGGCTTGAAGGGCATATCAGAGCCGGAACTTGCCGCTGCGATCCGAGGATACAAGGGCATGAAGCCGATAGACCGGAAGGCGGTGATTGACACTCTTGTAGCCGATCATGGGATAGAGTGCCGGAACACCACCGAGGGGAAGAGGGGCCGCCCCCGGATGGCATGGTTTGCCCCGTGAAGGAGGATAGGATGTTACAACACAAGCATTGGTGCGGCGGAACCGTTTATGTGCGTCGCATTGAAAACCTGTTGAACATGATGTTTGAGCATATTTTGCTTGTTGCATCAAATGCCGTAGGGTGCGGTTACAAAGTCAAAGAACTATGGAACTGGGACTATCTTATGTCTCCAGAACCTAAAGCAATGCTAGAGATCATCGGGCCAGACGGGCAAGAGTACGATGCCACGATCCGATTGATCACCGGAGAAGGCTGGACCCTCGACCACATCTCAAAGTGGCATAAACGAGAAAACACAACTTCCAAGAAGACAGCCGCCATGACCTAGCGTCATATAACGCAACGGCAACTTTCAGAGGCCCTCGGATCACTCCGGGGGCTTTTGCTTATGGGGCGAATCCAGAATGATTGCCTATGCTTGTGGGATGCCGTGCCATTCAACAGAAACGGACGTTGTGGGCGTTTCTTATGGGTGGCTGCTAGGGTAGTGGCTCAGGCACCATGAAAGCTGCTGGTGGGTCGTTTCTGGCGATTCTCGCCATGAATCCTTTGCCGGGACATAGAAATAAGTAATTCAGCAGTGCTAAGTTTTTGATCTTTAAGAAGAAAACATTAAAACTATTTAATTTCCGGGACAAACGCAGATACACTCTCTCCCACCCAGAAAGAGAGGGGGAAGAAGGTGTGCTTATAAATAAAAAAAAACCCTATTATAAGAGAAGTCTAGTGTTTAGTAGGGTTCCTCGCGATTCTTTTCCGGGACAGGGCATGTCTAATGGCTGCTAGCGGTTAATGGTAATTCCTTAAGCCTCAAGCGCAGGCCCATAGACCAGGTTCACCAGCCTTACCTAGCGTCACATATTTTTCTTGCACTTTTCTGCAACATAACGCTTGCAAGTTTCTGCAAGATGTGGGATAAGGGGACATCAACAAGGGAGAGACCAATGACCAACGACCAAGCCGTACTCGAAACCGCCTACGCCGCATTCAACATCGGAAGCACCGGCTTCTGCGGCTACGTCTCTGAGCGCGCCACCGGCCTCTGCATCAGCCGCACCGAAGCCGCAGCCATCGCAGCCAAGGCCTCCACCGCCGCCGAGTTCCTCAATATCTGGAACAACGAGGAAATGTGGCAGGATTGCCACAACGGCATCGACGCATTCTGAGGGAGAGCCACCAATGACCACCGCAGCCGACATCATCGCCAAGGGACACACCGCAATGGCCGAACTCGCCACCCGCCCCCGCAAGCCGCCCCAGACCGGCGAGGAAGCCATCCTCGTCATCGAGGAGATGCGCCGCCGCACCAAGTCCAAAGCCGCCCGCATCAAGATGGCAGACATGGTCATCAGCATCGGCAACCTGACGCCCCGCGCACGTTCGATCTGGATCGTCTATCGCGCAGAGGAGGCCTCCAAGTGACCGACACCGAGTTCACCAATCTCGTCTCAACAGCCATCTGGACCGCACAGAACGCACACGCAGCAGCCCTTGCCGTTCACGCCCTGTGCGTGGCAAAAGCAAAGGCCGAAGGCATGAAACCAGACATCGAGGTAGCCATCCATAGTCCCGGTCAGCCACGCCATCATTCCCAGACCGATTGCTGGGGCGTATGCTTCGAAGCTGGCCCTTACGAGTGGGCAATTGACGCCTCGATCCACTCTCCACTGAACCGCGTCATCGCCGAACCCTACTACGGATTCGATTTGAGCTTCTACAATGCCTAAGCCCAATGGACGCCCGCCCAAGTATCCGTGGCGCACCGTCGAGATCGGTGAATCGTTCTTTGCTCCCGGTCGGAGTTCCAAATCGCTCCAGCACGATGCCGCCCGCTACTATCGCCCACGCCGCTACACCTGCCGCAAGATCAGCCTCAGAGGCATCATCGGCACCAAAGTCACGAGGACCGAATGACCGACTTCGCCGTCAAAGTCACCGTTCGCAATGCCAGACTCCTCCGCGCCATCAAGGCCGCAGGGTTCTCCACACAAGCCGAGTTCGCCAAGTTCATCGGCACCACGCCCCAACGCATTGGCGAACTCCTCAATTTCAAGTTAAAGCCCATAGCCAACGGCGACTGGTCATCCCTCGCAATGGACATCTCATCCGCACTTCGCACCGAGCCGGAAGAACTCTGGCCGCATCACATGCGAGACTTGCTCACCGCCCGAAACTCTATCGAGGCAGAGATCGACGCCGAGCAACTAGCCCAAATCGCCGCACCATCGAGCCTGGAAGTGGACAAGCCGCTTCTCGCCAAGCTGGTCGCTGCCATCACCCACCCAAAGCGCCGTGCCATGATTGAAGCCCGCTTTGGCCTCACCGGAGAACCGGAGCAAACACTCGAAGAGATCGCCAAAGACTATGGCGTCACGAGAGAACGCATCCGGCAGAACGAATTGAAAGCCTTCCGCGAGATGAGGGAAAAGGCTAGACGCATGGGCATTGAAGTGCCAAAGCATCCATATCGGTATTGATCCCCCTGCGGTTTACTCCTCCCGCCGCAGCAACTCAGCCCCCGCCCTTGTGGCGGGGTTTTTTTTGCTCTATATTGCGCCGCATGACACCGGACGAACTCATCCAATGGCGCACCTCGGTTGCCCTATCGAAGCGCAAGGCAGCAGAGGCCCTTGGCCTCGCACGCAACACGTTTCGAGCCTATGAAACCGGCAAGCAGCCAATCCCGCGATATATCGAACTTGCCGTTAAGGCAGTCCAGAAAACCGACAATAAAAAGGACAGCAATGCTGACCTATAAGCTGATTCCAACCGCCGACCTCATCCCGTACGCCCGCAACAGCCGGACGCACTCCGAGGCCCAGGTCACCAAGATCGCGTCATCGATCAAGGAGTTCGGGTTCATCAACCCGGTGGTCACGGACGGCAAGAACGGCATCGTGGCGGGCCACGGGCGCGTCCTGGCGGCACAGAAGCTGGGGCTGAAGGAAGTGCCGTGCGTAGAAGCAAGCCACCTCACGGAGGCCCAGAAGCGCGCCTATGTTATTGCCGATAACCGGATGGCGCTCGATGCCGGATGGGACATTGATCTGCTGAAAGTCGAACTTGGTGACTTGCAGGGCATGGACTTCGATCTGTCCCTCACCGGCTTCGATCCCGGCGAGATCAAAGATTTGCTTTTAGACAATATAGAAGGCTTGAGCGATAACTATACCCACAAAGTGGAAGCCCCAATCTATGAGCCAAAAGGCGAAAAGCCACCTATCGCTGAACTTTTTGACAAAAGCCGAGCTAATAAACTGACGGAAGAAATAGAAAAGGCAAATCTGCCGAAAGATATTGCTGATTTTTTAAAAACAGCAGCAGCACGCCATGTCGTTTTCAATTTTGAAAAGATTGCAGAGTTTTATTGCCACGCCGATAAGCCAACACAAGAACTAATGGAAAACTCAGCACTGATCATCATCGACTTCAAAAAGGCAATGCAGCTTGGATATGTAAAGCTGAAAGACGAAATTGCTGCGGCTATAGGAGGCCAATCAGAAAGCGAAAGCGACGATGATGAATAATTCGTTTTGCACGTTCATTATTAGCCACGGACGCCCAGACAAGGTTGTAACGCTCAATACGCTAAAGCGCTGTAACTATACAGGACCGCTATTCATCGTCTGCGACAACGAAGATAAAACGATAGATCAATACAAGCGCAATTTTGGCTCCGACACAGTTCTGATATTTGACAAGATCAAATATGCATCGATGGTCGATAATGCTGACAACTTCCAGAATCGCCGCACAACTACGCACGCACGCAATGCCTGTTTCGATCTGGCAAAAGAAAAGGGATTCGAATATTTTTTGGTGCTTGATGATGATTATACTTCATTCTGCATTGTTGATGAAAAACAAAAAAACACAACAGACATTAAAATCAAAAATATCAATGACATCATTGACGCAGTGTTTAAGTTTTTAGACTCAGACAATCGCATTGATTCAATATGTTTCATGCAGTCCGGAGACACAATTGGAGGAATGGATAATTTCAAAAAATGGAATAAAGATTTTCCATTTTCAAAACGAAAAGCCATGAACTCTTTTTTCTGCAAAACTTCTAGACGTTTTTGGTTTTTCAGCCGTCTTAATGAGGACGTTAACACATACTTGAGACTTGGGAGCATTGGTCGTTTGTTCATGACTATTCCGCAAGTTTTATTGCAGCAAGCGCAAACACAAGCAACGTCAGGTGGAATGTCAGAAGCCTATTTGGCAAGCGGGACGTACGTGAAATCATTCTACACTGTGATGATCTGTCCCTCATTTGCAATAACCACGGTTACTGCTAGCATGAAAAGGCTTCACCATAAAATATCATGGAACAACGCAGTGCCAAAAATTATTGATGAGACGTATAAGAAATGACCGACGAAACAAAAGGCAAACTAGGCCGCAAGCCTCACGCGCCGACAGACGCGCAGCGCCAATTGGTCTCGCTGCACGCAACGGTCGGCACCACGCACGAGAGCATTGCCGAGATCCTCGGCATCCACAAAGAGACGCTTTACAAGTATTATTCCGCCGAACTGAAGCAAGCACGCGACAAGGCCAACGCAACCATCGGCGGTGCGCTCTTCAACAAGGCCAAGGCTGGCGATACAACTGCCATGATCTTCTGGCTCAAGACGCGCGCACGCTGGCGCGAGACCGTGGACATCTCGAACGAGGATGGATCATTGAAGCCGGAGCCAGTCGCTGCCGCCGTCCTTGCTGCGCTCAACAAGATTTACGATGACGCCGAGTGAGCATCGAGCCGCCAACCATCAACGGCTCTATAAGTTCGCACGCACGATCTACCGCGCCCGCACCAACCAAGAGATGCTGCCTAACGAGCATCAGCGGGCAATCTGCCGCAGCCTTGAGCAGGTCTTCGCCCACCGCATCAAGCGGCTCATCATCAATGTGCCGCCTCGATCCGGCAAGACCGAGATCGCCGTCAAGGCATTCATCGCCTGGACCATCGGCCTCGTGCCTGATGCCGAATTCATCCACGCCAGTTATTCCAAGCGCCTCGCCACATCCAACGCATACGACATCCGCGCCATGATGCAGCACGAGACCTATCGCTCGATCTTCCCGTGGGTGTCGCTTCAAGACGATAGCAAGGCCAAAGACGAGTTCCGCACATCACACGGCGGCATTGTCTACGCAACCGGCGCAGAAGGAACCATTACAGGCTACGGCGCTGGCAAGATGCGAGACGGATTCGGCGGTGCCATCATCATCGACGATCCGCACAAGGCAGGTGAGGCAACCTCGCCCATCATGCGGCAGAACGTCATTGACTGGTATCAGACCACAATCCAGTCACGCCTCAACAAGCCAGACACGCCGATCATCGTCATCATGCAGCGGCTCCACGAGGATGATCTTTCCGGCTGGCTTTTAGGCGGCGGTTCCGGAGAACATTGGGACAGCCTTGTCATCCCTGCCCGTGATCCAGATGGATCATCGTTCTGGCCGGAGCAATTCCCGTCAGAGATGCTCGACCGCCTTGAGCAATCCAGCCCCTACGTCTTTGCTGGTCAATACATGCAACGCCCAGCCCCGCTTGGCGGCGGTATCTTCAAGGATGATTGGTGGCGCTTCTACGATGCCATGCCGCCGCTCAAATGGCGGGCGATCTATGCCGACACCGCGCAAAAGACAAATGAACAGAATGACTATTCCGTCTTCCAATGCTGGGGCCAAACGCACACCGGACAGATCGTGCTGCTCGATATGGCACGCGGCAAGTGGGAGGCTCCGGAACTGGAAACGATGGCTCGGGCATTCTGGAAAAAGCATCTGGCACAAACGTATCATGGGCCGCTTCGAGCCTTCAAGGTTGAAGACAAGGTAAGCGGCACCGGCCTGATCCAGAAGCTGAAGCGCGAGGGCATTCCGATCATCCCGATCCAGCGGAACGTGGACAAGATAACCCGCGCATTCGATGCCGCGCCCTATGTCCAATCGGGCAACGTCTATATCATGTCCAATATTGACCACCTGGCCGATTTCATGTCCGAGGCGTCCGTCTTTCCTAACGGCACGCATGATGATATGATAGACGCCGCAATGAGTGCAATTTCCGATAT